CCAGCTCCTCGACCACATCCGGTGCGGGTAGCTGGTTCAGGTCGATAATCGGCATGGTTTCAACTCACAGGGATGGTTAATGAAAGTGGCTGGCCGGTGTCGTTGTGCTGGCCGGTTAACGTGACCGTCATTCGCCCGTCAAAACTGCGCTCAGTGGTGACGGATGACAGGGTGACGCGGGGTTCCCATTTCAGCACCGCCATGTAACAGGCGACCTTAATCTGCAACTCAAGCGCCGGGGTCTGCGGCTGGTCAATCATTGATGCCAGCAACGAGCCGTAATCACGACGCATCACCCGTGAGCCGACCGGTGTGCGCAGGATATCGCCGATACTCTGGCTGATATGCTCAAGGTCAGTGACAGTCAGGCCATCACTGCGATTCATTCCGAGATAACGCGCTGTCATAAAGGACTCCCGGTTGTGCCGCCGCTGTCGCCGGGGTGTTTATGGGTATGCAGTACCTTACCGTTTGATGAGAGTTCACCGCCGGTGTGTTCAATGTTGCCGCGCATCGTCCCGCCCTTCTGCACTTCCAGCGTGCCGGTAATCAGCCTGTTGGTGCAGACCACCTCCGGGGTGTCCAGGGTGACGCGGGTTGATGCTTTCACCATGACCACCGGCACCGTGGCAGTAACAGAATCAGAAGCCGTCACGCTGGCCGTTTTAATTCCGCTTACCGTGAGTGCGCTGGTTTCGGGTTCATATTCAATCACCGCCCCGTCAGGGAAACGGATATGCAGGGCATCCGCCGACGCAGACGGCGCGGGGTTATCACCGGAATAAATCCCCGGCAGAACAAACGCCGTGTCGAGTTCACCACCCACGGCCAGAATCAGCACCTGTTCCCCCACGGAAGGTGCCCACCATGTGCGCGAACGTCCTGCGCGATGGGTCAGCCACTGCAGCCAGTCGGTGCACATGCCGCCGGTCTGCACGCGGCAGCGACCGGCGTTAAGGTCGGTTTCGACGATAATGCCGGTGCGAATCATGTTGCGCAGTGCGCGCGCGAGTTCCTGAATATTTGCGAGAGTGTTCATGCATGTGAGATTGCACAATATATAAAAGTTATGCTATCTGGATTCATTTGTAGAACTACCAGACAACATTCAAGGAGAGCGTAATGGTCAGCTATAATGTGACTAATGTGTGGGGGCTAATCGTTTTTTTCCTTTGTAGCTTTGCAGTATTAGCATTTTTTAGCTTTGGTAAAAGTAACCTTATGAGGCTTATTGCACATTATTTCAATTTTGGATATTCAGACAAAAAATTAAAAAGACTTGACCGCGAGTGGCGCGACATTCAACTATTTAAAATAATTAACGGAATCAATGTATCAGGCATTGAAAATGTGAGAATGATACAGCAGGGACTGATTGATGGAAAACTAAAAACATCGTATTTTTTCCTTACTCGCATCTGGGGTGACATAACAAAACCACCACACATAATTAAAACAATAATTGTAATTCTGGCCAGTATTATTTATATTCTCTTCGCATGTTATATACACAACAAACAATCCGCTATAGTAAGAGATGCCATAGGCATACCATATAAAAATATGATGTACTATGTTTATAGTGACAAAGTTCTTTTATCCTTCAAAAATAAAACAGTTGAATTTAATAAAACTTATAGCCTTGCCGATTGCAAGAGACTGCAAAACGTATTTATAAAAGACACACTTCCTGAAATCGCCTGCAATAAGCTCTTACAGCTAAACGAGGAGGACTCCGAATGGTTAAGCCAGGAGATTAAAGATAATAACAGTCACAAAAAAGCATTATTAATACTATCCCTCGTCTATTTCACTTCAGGTCTGGTTATATTCCTGTCATATACAAAATTCTTTTACGCCAATAAGAAGGTTTTAGAATACAAAGCATCAAATAAAAATCACTCATAAACCTCTAAACATTGAGCGACCAGCATGGCCGCTCAATGTTTAATTGCGCATCAGCCTCTGCCTGGATAAAACTAACGCTCAAGGTGAGCCAGGATAATCTCCTCAATCATCTGCACATCCTCACCGGTAAAGCCGAGCAGAGGACGCGCCGGATAATCAATTTTCTTACCGTCTTTCCGGTTTTCTTCCGACAGACCGAACTGATGCACACTGGCGATTTTCGGCGACTTCCCGCCGTAAAATTCCATTGATGCCTGCTCCGGGCTGGCGCGGATATGCAAAAAACGAGTGGTAATAAGTTTCGCAAACATTTTTCGCTTAACACGACCAGTCTTTTTTCTGGCGCTCTGCTGCTGGCGTGGCGCGTAGGGTGTGCCGTCCGGGGCTTTCTGAGCCATCACCCGACGCTGCTGACTCTGCCGCAGACGTTTCGCCAGTTCGGCGCTCAGTCGCCGACGCCCTGACGGTGACAGCGATTCAATCAGTCCGGTCAGCCGGTCTTCAAAACGCTTAAACTCATTCATCCCACTTGCTCACCAGTTCGCCATTGATATAAAGCTCCACCGGGCGGGTGACCGGCTCCGGCGGCGTGGGTTCCGGGATATTCTTCACATGCAGTGCGCCGTCCACCTCACTGACCAGCGTGCGCTCGGTCAGCATCAGGCTGATGCTGATATCAAAGCTGCTGTCATTGTTGATGTCTGCATAAAACGTGAAGCCCTTTTTCTGGCCTGCGTCGGTGGTCATGATGTCGGGCTGATTTTCCCGCAGCCACGCCAGCACCGGCACGATGAGCAGGTCAAAATCACCGGTAAAGTCGGTCACAATCACATTGAGCGTGTAACGCTTTTCGAATGACAACGACGTCGCCAGCGTGGAGGCAATACTCCCGTTATCAACGAATATCCGCAGCATCTCGGGACTGGTTTTCAGCACCGTGACGGCATCAGTCAGCGCCCTGCGCAGGCTGTCGGGTTTGAGCATCGTTTTCGTCCTGACAGTGTTTAATCATTTTTACCTGGCTGGCACAGCGCGCCAGCGCGTTCTCAAGCTGTCGGATATCGGCACTTAAATCGCCGTTCGTCTGCGGGTCGCTGCCCGGCATCGGGCAAAGACTCACTTTCGGGCAGGCGTTGTGGACAATCACTGGCGTCGGTGCAGGCCGGGCGCTGGTGCAACCGGCGCACAGCATCAGGCAGGTCAGCGCCGTACCAGCGGCGAAAATCTTCGTTTTCATTCAGTAACCTCGTGATGGTTTTCTCGCGCTGTGCTTCACGTTTCGCGGCGTTCTCCAGCTCCTGACGCAGTACCACCTGCGCCAGCTCGTTTTTGTCTGCTCTGGTGAGGGCAACATGAAGCTGATTTTTCAGCATGGTGATGGTCGTCTGCTGTTCACTGGCGACGTTGTTCGCCCTGTCCAGCGAGGCGCGCAGGCTGGCGTTTTCATGCTTCGCCAGAAACAGCCCCGCCACCGCCAGCGATAACAACACAACCAGCACAATCATCAGCTTTGACATGGTTCCCGCCCCTCAAGACGCTGACGGCAGGCTTTACGTATCAGCCGGAAGAACACCGACGCCACAAGATAAATCAGCGCGGTAAAAATCCACCCGGCAGCGACCAGCGCGATAAACGTCGCCACCATCACCACCAGAGCCGCCGCCCGTCTGCGCCACCGCACCGGCTGCAAAAACAGCGACGTGACAATCTTCACGGCCAGCGATTCCGGCGGCAGCTCCCGCCCGTAGCGTTCCAGCACATACTCAGTGGCATACACACCGACACCACCGGCAACCACACAGATAACCGTCGCCAGAATCGCCCAGGTGGCGACAAAACTGACGGCCACGCTCTGCGGGTAAATCAGGGACAGTGCCAGCATCAGCGCCAGCGACACGTTCAGCATCAGTGAAAGGGATAATTTCTTCATGGTGTTTACTCCGTTTAAGCCGGTACGCCGCCAGCGGTACGCCAGACGGTGACCAGTTTTTCCAGTGAATGCTCACGCTGACCGTAACCGGCACCCGGCAGGGACGCCCAGATATTGCGACAGCGTGAAATGGCGCGCTCAATGCGTCCCGCCCGGATGTCATCCAGCGCACCGCGTTCGCGGATCAACTGAATGGCAAGTCTGTCCTGTGACAACGGACTGAAATCCGGCAGGGCAAGCTGTTTGCGGTAATGCGGCCAGAACAGGTAAAGCTGCTGATAGCGACCGGAGGCCGTGGATTTTTCACCGCGACGGTTAAACACCTTCGCCGGTCGGCCATGTGCGAACGGGTGGTCACTGTAGTCGGTGAAAATTTCCGGCTTCCCGTCCAGTCCGGTGACTATCACGTCATAGCCCCGGTTTTTCGTCAGCGGATGGTTTGCCGTCCCTTCGGACACGGCCAGCATGTCGAGAAAGGCGGCGATATTCTGATGCGTGTTAATAACCGGCATTACGGTTTCCCCCTGCCCTTAAAGCGGCGCTGAATGGCAATCTCAATCACCTGATAACCGGCGATACCCAGCATGGAGCCGATACCGCACACCGCAGGCAGTGACAGGTCAGGAAACTGCACCAGAACAACACCGGCAACCATCGAGACAAAACCACCGAGCAACATGCGCCCGATAAACAGACGCGGGGTGATGGGTTCACCACCGGCAAGCACCTTGCCGACAACAATCAGCACCCCAATCATGAAAAGCGACAGGACGCTTTTTTCTTCTGCTGTCATGCGTTACTCCCACAGATTGACAGTTTCAGCCACGGGCGCGGTCTGAACGTCGGGCAGTTCGACGGCGGTGCCGTGCGGCAGCACCGCACCCAGTTCAGCCAGTCCCGGATTTGCGGCGAGCACGGCCTCGACCACGCCCTCAGTGCGCCCGTAATACCGGACACAGATGGCGTCGAGCGTGTCGCCCTGTAGCGCAAAGGTCTTCATCAGATTTGACTCACAATGCAGCGCGGCTTGTCCTGGATTCGCGCCACTGCCCAGCGCATATCCCGCCACAGCTCATCAATGGTGCTGTCAATGCTGTCGGCCTTCTTGTCGCCTTTGGCACTGGCATCCACGCCGCGATAACGCTCATAAAGCGATGCGGTCGCCATCGCACACACGGCGCGCTCGTAGTAAAAAACTTTGATGCTTTCACCGTCGATGTCGTCCGCCGGGATTTCCGCCAGACGCGTAAAACCGGCGGCAATTTTCTGTTCGCGGTACTCGTACAGCTCCGCATTCGTCTCCGCCATGCCTGACTTGATGGCCTCACGCAGACGGGCGGGGGCGACGGTCTGCTCAAGGCGCATACGTTCCCGGACGCGCTTCGGGTCGATATCGGGAAAAAAGAACGTGTTTTTAATCACCGGCTCGTCGCCTGCCGGTTGCGGGATAACCACCGTACCCTCACCGGACACGGGAGCCTCCTTTCGCGGAATAATCAGCGTCATCATGACTACCTCTGAAAAGTCGGGCGGTGGACGCCGGTGCAGTGTCAGGTGATTCACCCTCACTGACCGGCGTGCCGCCCTGGCGCGGGGCGCATTCGGTTGTTAACTGGCTTTCTTTTTCGGGCGTCCACGTTTTGCCGGTGTCACGCTCCGGGTCTTACGCGGGGCGCGGGTGACCGCTTTTGGCTGCGGCTCCGGCTTCGGTTTCAGCTCCCGCTCCAGTCGTTCAATCTCTTTTTTGACGCCTGCCTGACAGTCGAGCTGTGTCGCACGTTGCAGGTGAGCCAGCGCACCGGCGGCATCACCAGCGTCACGCAGAAACAGACCGGTGATTTTGTGCAGCTTTGCGCGCACTTCATCAGGCATGTCGCCGTGGCGGTCAGTCAGGGTTCCGTCAGCAGGCGGGTATCCACAGACTCACCGGCAGCGTGGGCGCGCATGGCGCAGGCCACCTCCTCGGTGAACATGTACGGCGGGGTGCGGCGGTGTTTACCCGGCATGGTCAGACCGTATTTCAGGGCATAACGGGCAATCTCCAGCGCACCGGCAATATCGCCGGTATCCAGACGCCACAGCATGACCGTCATCAGAATGTCATCCTGTGCACCTTTGCCCTGCTCCAGCACGCCGTTCACCCACGGCAACCAGAACGGCAGCAGTTCGCGTTTTTTCGCGGCCTTAAGCTCTTTTGAATAAATCGCTTTCAGTGTGCGCTGGTCTGCGGCCAGCTTGACCAGCATCTGCTCATAGACAGTTGCATGTCGCAGCGGGGCGGCGTCCCGCTGCGCGGTCATCGCTGCCGAGACCCGCATCATGTGGCGCTGTGCGGGACTCGTCATCGGTTACGCTCCCGGCTCTGCGGTCACTTTAGTCGGTGTGGAGAAGTCACCGACCTTAATTTTTTCCACCAGACAACCGGCGGCGTAGTCTTCCACCACGTAATCAATGTTCATTGACTCGTAGTTCTCCACGCGGTCGAGTTTCGGGTTTTCCACAATCACGCGGCGATGGCTGTCATCCATGTAGTAGATGGACAGGTTTTCCAGCTTCGTGATGAGCATCGCATCCGCCGGGAAGTACGGGACGCGTACCGCGGCAGGTTCCGATGCGTTTCTGGCTGATGATGACGTCAGCGGCCAGCATTCGCTGTTGTCCTGCTCCTTGTTGACGATGGGAAATACTTGTCCGCCAGTAGCTGACGCCCACAATCACCACAAGGTCAGGGTCTTCCTGATACCACGGCTCAATCAGGTTGTTGGTCGCATCCATCACCAGTGCATCAGGCTGGCATAATCACCGCCCTTACCCACGCGGATGACCTCAGAGGTGTGTGCCTTCCTCGTCAGTACCTTGCTCATCACGCGCGCCGGGGCTTCATTGCGGTATTTCTGCAGCCAGCCGACTGCCACATCCTGCAGCATCTGATTGCTGCTGCGGTCAGAGGTTTCGGCACGCCTCACGCCGTTAAAACCGGCCATGATTAAATCAAGGGACTGGCGTTTGATAATGGCGTTACGGACACGGAGCTGGAAATCCTGATAACGCGCCCACAGGTCAAGCGTTTTGTAGCGGATATAAAAATCGAAGTTAATCTGGTCGCATTCGTACTTGTTTGACGCCAGCTTCGAGAAGTCCTTCGGATGACGCTCGGTGCCACCGGCGGTGTCTGTGGTGCTGGCGATGGAGCCGGTGACACCAATACCAATTTTTTCCCCTTTCATTTCGCTGACCGGCACAATGTTGATGCGGGTCAGAAAGTCAGAGGACTCCTGCATGGTGTTCATCAGGGTCTGGGTGACCGACGGTTCAACGGTGAATTTTTTCGACACATCACCGGCGTCGATGCCGTTCAGTTCGGCAACACGGGACAGGTAGGCATTAAATTTAAAACGGGTTTCCTGGCGCATATTTGTTCCTGAAATTAAGGGTTAATCGTGAAGGTTTTCCCGGACTGACTGACGCCGGTCAGCAGTTCGTCATCAGGGCGTCTCCGCCACCGCCGGTGGCCTTGCTGCGGCGCTGCTGGGTCAGACTTTCGGTGTGGTCGAGACTGTTTTTCAGGCGGCTGAATGCCTGGCTGGTTTCATCCGCCCTGTCAGTCACCTCCTGCTTAAGTGCGGAAAAGGCGGTTTCCATCTCAGCGAGTCGCTGCTCAGTGGCGCTCAGCTTTTCCTGCACATGTTCAGCAACAGCGGTCACCGCTTCATGCACGTCATTCAGACGGGCGTCATCGCTGGCCTGTTTGCGGCCAAAAATGGATTTCACCTTTTCGGTCAGGGCGGTGAACACGGTTTCAGGCAGGTCTTCAAATTCCAGCTCAACAGGCGTTGCCACTGAAATCAGGTTTTCAGGGCTTAATTTGAAGCGGTTCAGAGGGTTGTGTTTTGCCGTGCGGCAGAATTCCAGATATTCCGTGCCGAGGCTTGCCGGGTCATCGGTGACGGCCAGCCCCACCAGATAACATTTGCCTGTATTGGCAAAGTTCGGCTGAATTTCCATTGAGGTATAGACCTTCTGCGCGGCCTTGTTCATCGCGATAAGGTCATCGGTCGGGGTGATTTTCGCAAACAGCGCCCATTTGCCTTTCAGCGCCGAATCATCGTCAATCTTTTCGGCCTTCAGTTCGACCACATCGCCATAACGCTTAAAAATACCGTCAGGCAGGACGCCGCGCAGATGTTCCAGGTTAATGCGGCAACCATAGACTCGCGGGTCAAAGGTTTCGGCCATTTCCTGAATATCCTGCGCACTGATGACACGCCCGTCACAGGTGTCACCCTCAACGCCGATACGAAAGAATTTTGAGACTTTTTTTGCCATTGTCAGGAGTCCTGAATAGTGATTAGAGGAGTCACATGTCGGCATCAGTTTCCCGACGATGCGCATCCTCCGCCATCAGTCCCGGATGGCTTATCACTGACACAACAGCACCTTAGCGAATCGCGGGGCGCGACTCAGTAGCCTTGCCGTGTATTCATCACGGCGAGGTATTCATGACCATCACCACAGACACCACTCTTTTACACGACCCGCGTCGTCAGGCGGCGCTGCTGTACTGGCAGGGGTTTTCCGTGCCGCAGATTGCCGCCATGTTGCAGATGAAACGCCCGACGGTGCAGAGCTGGAAACAGCGCGACGGCTGGGACAGCGTTGCCCCCATCAGCCGTGTCGAAATGAGTCTGGAAGCGCGGCTGACCCAGCTCATCATCAAACCGCAGAAAACCGGCGGTGACTTCAAGGAAATTGACCTGCTCGGACGCCAGATTGAACGACTGGCACGGGTAAACCGCTACAGCCAGACCGGCAACGAGGCAGACCTTAATCCGAACGTCGCTAACCGCAACAAAGGCGGGCGGCGCAAACCGAAAAAGAATTTTTTCAGTGACGAGGCCATCGAAAAGCTGGAGCAGATTTTCTTTGAGCAGTCTTTCGAATATCAGTTGCACTGGTATCGCGCCGGGCTTGAGCACCGCATCCGCGATATCCTGAAATCCCGCCAGATTGGCGCAACGTTTTATTTTTCCCGCGAGGCGCTGCTGCGCGCCCTGAAAACCGGCCATAACCAGATTTTTCTGTCGGCCAGTAAAACGCAGGCGTATGTGTTCCGCGAATACATCATCGCCTTTGCCCGTCTGGTTGACGTTGACCTGACCGGTGACCCGATTGTCCTGGGCAATAACGGCGCAAAACTGATTTTTCTCGGCACCAACTCCAACACCGCGCAGAGCCATAACGGCGACCTGTACGTCGACGAGATTTTCTGGATCCCGAATTTTCAGGTACTGCGTAAGGTGGCATCAGGTATGGCCTCACAGAGTCACCTGCGTTCGACCTATTTCTCCACCCCGTCCACGCTGGCGCACGACGCCTACCCGTTCTGGTCGGGTGAACTGTTTAACCGGGGACGCGCCAGCGCCGCCGAACGCGTGGAAATCGACGTCAGTCATAACGCCCTTGCCGGTGGGCTTCTCTGTGCGGACGGCCAGTGGCGACAGATTGTCACCATTGAGGACGCCCTGAAAGGTGGCTGCACGCTGTTCGACATTGAGCAGCTCAAACGCGAAAACAGCGCCGACGATTTTAAAAACCTGTTCATGTGTGAATTTGTTGACGACAAGGCGTCGGTGTTCCCGTTCGAGGAGCTGCAACGCTGCATGGTCGACACGCTGGAAGAATGGGAAGACTATGCGCCGTTTGCCGCCAATCCGTTCGGCTCCCGCCCGGTATGGATTGGTTACGACCCGTCACACCGTGGCGACAGTGCCGGATGCGTGGTGCTGGCACCGCCGGTGGTGGCCGGTGGCAAATTCAGAATACTTGAGCGTCACCAGTGGAAAGGCATGGACTTTGCCACACAGGCGGAATCCATCCGCAAACTCACCGAAAAATACAACGTCGAATACATCGGTATTGATGCCACCGGCCTCGGTGTCGGCGTGTTCCAGCTCGTGCGCTCGTTCTATCCCGCCGCGCGCGATATCCGCTACACGCCGGAAATGAAAACCGCAATGGTGCTCAAGGCAAAAGACGTCATCCGCCGTGGCTGTCTGGAATATGACGTCAGCGCCACCGACATCACCAGCTCGTTTATGGCTATCCGCAAGACCATGACCAGCAGCGGACGCAGCGCCACTTATGAGGCCAGCCGCAGCGAGGAAGCCAGCCACGCCGACCTCGCCTGGGCGACCATGCACGCCCTGTTAAATGAGCCACTCACCGCCGGTATCAGCACACCGCTGACATCCACCATTCTGGAGTTTTACTGATGAGCAAGAAAAAAGGGAAAACACTGCAACCTGCGGCAAAAAAAATGACCGCCAGCGCCCCGAAAATGGAGGCATTCACCTTTGGCGAACCGGTGCCGGTACTCGACCGCCGTGACATTCTGGATTACGTCGAGTGCATCAGTAACGGCAGATGGTATGAGCCACCAATCAGCTTTACCGGTCTGGCAAAAAGCCTGCGTGCTGCCGTGCATCACAGCTCCCCGATTTACGTCAAACGCAATATTCTGGCCTCGACATTTATCCCGCATCCGTGGCTGTCCCAGCAGGATTTCAGCCGCTTTGTGCTGGATTTTCTGGTGTTCGGTAATGCGTTTCTGGAAAAGCGTTACAGCACCACCGGTAAGGTTATCAGGCTGGAAACCTCTCCGGCAAAATATACCCGCCGTGGTGTGGAAGAGGATGTGTACTGGTGGGTGCCGTCCTTCAACGAGCCGACAGCCTTCACGCCCGGCTCCGTGTTTCACCTGCTGGAGCCGGATATTAATCAGGAGCTGTACGGCCTGCCGGAATATCTCAGCGCCCTTAATTCTGCCTGGCTGAATGAATCGGCCACGCTGTTCCGCCGCAAGTATTACGAAAACGGCGCACATGCCGGATACATCATGTACGTCACCGATGCCGTGCAGGATCGCAACGATATCGAAATGCTTCGCGAAAACATGGTGAAGTCGAAAGGCCGCAACAACTTTAAAAACCTGTTTCTCTATGCCCCGCAGGGGAAAGCCGACGGCATTAAAATTATCCCGCTCAGTGAAGTGGCGACGAAGGACGATTTTTTTAATATCAAAAAAGCCAGCGCCGCTGACCTGCTGGATGCGCACCGCATCCCCTTTCAGTTGATGGGCGGCAAGCCGGAGAACGTCGGGTCGCTGGGTGATATTGAGAAAGTGGCAAAGGTCTTTGTCCGCAATGAGCTTATCCCGTTACAGGACAGGATTCGGGAAATAAACGGCTGGCTCGGCCAGGAGGTCATCCGCTTTAAAAACTACTCACTGGACACTGACAACGGCTGAACATCGCCGCCTGCGGGCGGCTTTTTTACACCCCGTCATCACGCCCTCACACGCTCACCACCGCACAAAACAGCCCGCAGACACACCAACGCCCCGGCGCACAATCTAAACGCCATTACGACGCGCTGAGACGCTGAAAAAATAAAATCAGCACCACCGCCAGCGCGCAGTGCTTTCCCCGCCTCGCCCGCCCGCTTCATGGGGCAATTTGAATGCAAATGCATTAGCATTCAAAAGCTATCCCCCAAGCAGCCTGTAAGAGTTTTTACCTCTACTTGTTTTGCATGCAAATTAATGCAATAGCATATACACCTACAGCATCTGACTACTTTGTAAAAAGAGGCCTATATTTTTCAAACAAGGAGGTTTCGGATGTATTAACATCAGTGGCAGGCTGCATCTCAGCATGTTGCTTTTGTAAACGTTTAAATCTATCAATTGAATCTTTAATTAACCAAGACATTGACACCATTTCTAAAGGAGTGCGAAGCATCATTTGCCATGACACACCCCAAATCAATGAGCTATCTAATTCTTTAAATATCATCGAATAGTCTTCACCATCGACAAAAACAAGCTCAAACCCTTCATTCAAAGCTATTTGTTTAAAACAACCCAAATCAAGAACACAGAGAATAGTTAACTCCCCATTTATAAAGTCACACAAATCACGCGCATCATTTATAAGATTAACAAATGGAGTTAAAGGAACCCACAATTGATTATTTTTATATTCATTCAAAAATATAGGTGCAATTTCCCTCCCTCTAAGATCCAACTGTGATAATGCTATATCCAGATCACAGCCACGATTAGATACCACATAAAATCCATCTTCTAGCCTTACCCATGAAATTCCTTTTTTCCTGCATACATTCAGATGCTCATTAAATTCTTTTTTATATGTAACTTCTGAAAAACACAGTTCTTTCCTTAACACTAATGGCATCCCTCTAAAATCTTCAGCTTTATCTTCTGCTAAAAATTCAGCCAGTCTATTAAGGTTATTTTTTTGACGTTCAACACGATCATTTTTATTTTGACTTGATTTCACCTCCACCAGTACTGGTGCACCTTCACCAAGTAAACAAACATCACCATGCCTCATACTCATTGTAATATCATTGAGTAACGTAGGAACACCAGCCTTGCAGGCCTTCTTCACCAATTCCCATTCTTCTTTTAAGCCATCCTTCCCTCCCATATAGCCCGCTGACTCCTTGGGACTGTAATCCACAACATTATAGAAAAAATGCTTAATATCAAACTTATCCAAATACAAAAAAGCAACACTATCACCAAACATTTTGAAGATATATATTTTAAATTTCACATCATCAATAGCCTGCTCAACACTCTTAATATTTTCCTTAATAAGTTTAGATTGTTCTTTTTTTAAACCACCTTTTCTTTTTGTTGCCTTTAGTTCCCCTAAGAAAGACTTTAATCCTTTGATCATCCTTTCACTTCTAATTATATTCCTTATTATTTTGAACTGAAACGACAACAACAAATCTGTATTTTTTAGGTTTCCCTCTAATTTTACCAGGTCTTTTTTCAAATCAAACACTACCGAGTCATGCAATTTTCGACTCAATTCAGTCTTAAACTTCATAGTTCCCTCAATAAAAGCAACTTACAGTCAAGGTAATTACTCCTGTTGTGGAACAGACTATTGCAGTCTCGTTCCACCACTAGTATAACAAGTATCAATACGGCATCAACGATTAGTTATCTAATACTGAAACGACTTCGCCCGTTCGGATGTCGACACGCGCAGCAATAGTCTGTTTAACTACTCCTCCATAAGCATTAGTGCCACGAAATGTGGTTTTCACAATGGCGTGCGGGTCTTTATTCAAAACCAAATGATATACCGTTGACACATGTTTATAAGATGAATCATCGTTCATATTATCCTTAATTAGTTTTTCCAATGGACGATAAGAACCATCCCAACCACTAAAATTGCTCTGAAATGTATCAAGATTGATTTTATTGTTTAGTGAATTCGGGTCATTTTCATAATCATTAAAGCACCATCCAAGAACATCACCGAGTTTCAACTCATCATCTTTGGTAAATGTATACTCACTCATGCAGGCATAAAATGCATCTGATGCGGTGACTGGCACTTTCTTAAAGTTAATGTAACTATTCACAATATCGTGTCGAGTCTTCTTTGGCTCGTTCCGATATTCCTTGAGTGTTTTTTCAGTATATTCGAATGTTTTTTGAGCCTGATGTTCTGCTACGGTTGCTGTTTCAGTTTTAGCAACTGGCTGGCTTTTTTCTGTTGGGTAGAGTATTGAACCAATTATGCTCAATGCAAAACCACCTCCGAGATAAACCGCACTTGCACGTTTACGGTTTGGCATCCGCACCAGTGATGGCTTGATTAACCCGATGAAAAAAGCAACGAAAAAAGCGAGTGATAGAAAAGCGATTACAATATCCATAGCTATCCTTTTTGCATCATCCACATAAAAAATCGATCTTATGTTAGCAACAGGAAGCTTACTTTTGAATATTTGTAAGTTGTTAGCTTTAGCTCTCCGAGCTAACTCCTTTCAACCGTCAAAAACCAGCACCAACGCAGTAAAAATATGACTATCAACTAACGCCTCGCTTCGCGAGTTGTTCAACCCCGCCAGCCCTGAAAACAAGTTTCACGACTGGCGGCGTTCTCTATCGTCTTCGTGGTGGTGGCGTAACTCTTGATTGACCGATATGGTTAAACCGCCCGTAATTATCCCGGACTATTTCGGCACACCCGACTAGCTCATCTGGCGTCAGATTTTCGTTGACCATAATCCGCTGTAGACGGTGAACAATGGCCATCAGCTTGATATTTTTAGTTTTATGCTGAGGTATCTCGCCTGGTATTCTGTGCATTATCCAAGCCACCCGTTTTGCTGTGCACGCTCCATCTGTTCATCTGAATAGTTCCATGCTCCATCCGTGGCAACCATTGCCCCGCCAGACATCCCCGTCTCTGGTTCATACATAACAGCAAGGCCGAGCTGATGCATAATTTCATGATTAATTCTGAATACCAGACCACGCTCACTAAGTTCTTTCCAGTTCACAATCTCATGTGCACCTGTATTAAGCAGCTCAATACTTAGCAAGACATAATCTTCCAGCCAGTCTGACAGGTCAGTAACATCTGTTATCCGGGCTTCAACCTTTCGCCCCGTATACACACCCTGCACCCATTCATGCAAAATCAACGTGTCCCCGCGCTCATAATTACGGTCATTTTTCCGAAACTCTGCGCGTTTCTTTCCTTCCAGCACAAGGTCGAAATATTTTGCGTGCAGCTTTACCTCGTGAATTTTAGCCATCATGTCCACTCCATTACTGTTGAGAATCCCGGCCACTCATCAGCGACCGAATACGTGAATTTTTTCCCGTCATAATTTACGGTTGCCCCACGCGCCAGCGCCTCAATCTCCCATCGCTGAGGCCTGATACCGTTCTGAGCAAGGTCAACGCGGATACGGGTAATTTGCATTCTTTCCGACCGGGTCAGTCTGGCCGATGGTGCAATTTCATGTGGTTTTAACGGGCTTCCGTTTCTTTGCTGACGGTTTGGCGTTCTCAGGTCGTGTTTTAATGCGCCCCTGAGCGCCCTCACGACCTCCGGTTCATTCCATTCAATAACACCGTTATCAACCAGATTAAGCACTGCTGCGGCGTGCTCAGAAGGTGTGGGAGCCAGTAACGAAGCATCACCACCAGTGAGCTTTCCACAGTTATTGACAGGACTCCGAGGCGCGGCGATGCCGCTTTTTAAAGTCAAAGGCTCAACGACCGGAACTTTCGGCACAATGCGCCAGTCCGTCGTTCTGGTGATATGAATATGACGCGCGCCGAGATGCGGCGCGTAAATGCCGACCACTCTCTCGACTTCTTCCTCGTACTCGTTAACGTCATCCGACGGGCTACGGGCAACCCTGACAGTCTGACAATCGCGCGGAACATTTGCCCCACCCTGCGCGCTGATATACAACGCAAAATCACCACTGTCTGCGGCGGCGCGTGCAGCCTCGACGCGTTCGTCAAACTCATCAGCAATGCTGACGCCACGAGGCAATTTGCGTAGTTCACGGTAAGCC